CGTGATATTTTGTATTGTTGCCATTAGGTCAATCTCTCTATATATTAAATCTTTCTTATATTTATAAGATATTTAAAACGCCCAACTCACAAATGAGTATCTAGTACCTTTTGTACACTCTGTTACCTCATGAGGGTACATAAAATTAGAAGGAAACATCAATATATCTCCTGTCTTTAACTTAATTTCTTTACCTCTACAATGAAATTCTGACCCTTCGTAATCTTCATTTAGATTTGCAACAATTGATACAATAGGAATACCTTTCATTTTACCATCAAAAAGACTATGTATATGATCGTAATGTTTCCTCATCATAGTTCCTACTTCATATTTATTGAAACGAATAGGACTAAATTTTGATAGCCATTGAGTACCTGCCTTATCACCTTCTACGGAACATATCTTTTGATATTCATCTAGTGCCTGAATAAGAGCAGGCGTAATCTTATTTTGTTGTTCAGGTGTACAAGGCATTACATCTAATTCTTTTGTAGCTTCAGAAGAATTTTTACCTGTCGTATAATTATTCCAAGTGTGTTTTTTCCATTCTTTTTTATTATTCTCATCAATCAATGACTGACAAATTTCTTTTGATATAGTATTTTTAACTATGATATAATCTTCAATTTGATTCATTCATTAAACTCCTTAAATCTAAATGTGTTAAATTTTCTGTACTACCCAAAACATCAATACTAAAAGTATTAAATGATAAACTAATTCTTTCTTCATCTCCCTTGTTTACAGGCACACTATGTCTTAAATTAGAAGGAAATAATATTAACTCTCCAGCTGTACAAGGCAACATAAAAGTTTCTGAATTTAAATAATTATATTGTTTAGGGTTAAGTTTCATACCGTCTTGATTTGACTTAGCAAACGATATAGGAGGTAGTTTAGGATCTTGTCTTAAATAAAATACGCCACTTACTATACTATTAGGATGAACATGCTCATGATGTTTAGAACCTTTTGGATTTCTATTTCCCCATAATTGAGTAATCACTAATCTTTGTTCTGATTGATAAATATTTTTTGTAAAGTCACTTATACACTCTTTGAAAAAAGAAGTTATATTTTTTAATGATTCATGTTTTGTTAGATAAGAATCTTTTGATCTAAAGTTATTATTATCAAGTTGTTTCTTCCACTCAACACCTTCAATGTATTTTAATTCTTTTTCTATACTATTCTCGTATTTGTATATCTGAATTGGTGTAGGAAACACCGTCAGTAATTCATCTTTTTTCATCATCTAACCTTTCATAATATTATATAAGTATTTATAACAGTTTATGGAGCTAGTCCTCCGTGACCATTTGACATTCCTGCACCTTCTCCTCTTGCAAAAGACAAATCTCCAAAATCAGCAGCATTACCTGTTGAAGCAATTGTGATATAATCCATTGTATTTGTAAGACTATCTCCAGCAACAACACCGCCCATTATAACTCCTCTAGTATGACTAGAAGCAGCACTAGAATCATTTCTTCCTACAGTTAAGTCACCAAAGTCTGTGCCGTTACCAGTTGAAGCCATTGTTATATATTCCATAGTGTTTGAAGCGCTTTGAGCACCACATCTAACTCCTCTTACTGGAGAAGAAACAGCCTCGCCTGCACCTAAGGCAGCAACAGCATCTCCAAAATCAGAAAAATCTCCTAATGAAGCGATTGCGTGATAATCAATTGTATTGACACCATAAGAACCGTAGCAAATAACTCTAGTTGTATTTGCCATACCTACAGCTTTAGTTCGCCCAGCTGTCAGATCACCAAAGTCAGCCGCATTACCAAGTGTCGAGGGTGCCCAATAATCAACTATTGTTAAATTACCGCTAGCATTATAAAGCCCCATAGAGAAACTTCTCGTATCATTTGTAGATGGTCCTCTACTAGCACCGTAACCTGCGGCAGTAGCGTTTCCAAAGTCTGCAAAGTTTCCTCTTGTAGCAAACTCTGTATAGTCCATAGTATTTGTTGTATAAGGAGAAGAACCTCCTACATATCCTTTAGCACGAACACCTCTTGTTTTATTACCAGACATTGAAAATGAATTACTAACATTTTGTGTTAAATCTCCATAATCAGATGATCTACCTAATGTTTCAACTTGTATTACTTCACAACTGCTTATATACGAAGAACCATCATATCCACCACCAAACATACCTATTGTTTGTCCTGGTCTATTTAAAGCAAATAATTCTGGTCTTTGTATTTGAGCTCCACCTATACCACCTCCTCCATTACCTATGGCACCAACAGCGTGCCTAGAAACTGTTAAGTTACCAAAATCAGCAAAATTTCCACTTGAAGTTATATCTGTAAAATCAATTATATTAGATTTACCTACAGGTGACGCTTCAGTACCACCACCAAATAAAGCTCTTGTAGTACTAGACGCACCTTGTTCAAAGTATCTTCCAACTGTTAAGTCATCATAGTCAGTATAATTTCCTGTTGTTGCTATTTCAGTTTCTTCATAAGAACCATTACTTAAAGTTGTCTGTCCATTTGTAATTATACATTTAATATTGTTTCCAGCAGCAGTACATTGGTTTTTTGCAGTTGTCATTTCACCAAAATCTGTAGCGTTTCCTCTTGTGGCAAATGTTATATAATGAGCAGTTGCTTCAGCATTAGTTCCTTCATTTCCACCAAACCACACACCTCTTGTGGTACTTCCTGACGCTCCCATAAATGATTCAACTGCCTGTAAATTTCCAAAGTCTATTGCGTTTGCTGTTGTTGCATAATGTATCTCATCTAAAACATTATAATAAGTCCCACTAGCATTATCTCCTCCACCACAAACTAATTTTATTTCATTTCCACAAGCAGCTACGCCAGTTCTAGTAACGCTTAAATTACCAAAATCAGAAGCATTTCCAGCTGAGGCAAAATTAAAATAATCTATTACATTGCTTATACTTCCAGTACTACCACCGCCGACTGCACCTCTAGTTTTGGATCCACCAGCTCCTACTGCATTCCTAGCAACTGTCAAATCACCAAAATCAGTAGCGTTACCTGTTGAGGAAGGAGTGACAAAATCAATTGTACTTGCCTGAGAAGGTGTCGCACCACCAGCAAAGAAACATCTTGTTCCACCTCCATCAGAAATTGAAGCAATTTCATTCGATCTAACTAAAGAGTTTCGTTCTTTTATTGTCCAAACACTCATTAAATTTTATCTCCTATTTTATTTTCCACCATTTAAACCACCATGTCCAGCAGAAGCGCCACCTAAATTATTTCTTACGGCTGTTAAATTTCCAAAGTCAACGGCAAGACCGCCTGTTGCAATTTCAAAATAATCTATTATATCTACTTGAGCAGGAACGGTATTACCACCACCCCAAACACCTCTTACTGAATTACTACCTGCGGCTGGAGAATATCTTGCAGCTGTTAAATCTCCAAAAGCATTAGCATTACCTAGTGAGGCAATCGTTATAAATTCTATTTTTGATGTTTTAGCAGAAATATATCCTCCACCGCAAACACCCCTTGTAGATGAAGAAGTGCATGCTAATGATCCTGTAACGGCAGTTAAATCTCCAAAGTCTGTTGCATTACCTGTTGTTGCTATCTCTACAAAATCAATAACATTTTGTGAAGCTGGAACTTGACCACCCATAAAACAAGCTCTCGTAGGAGAGGAAGGTTGATTACCATGATTTCTTCTTGCAACTGTTAAATTTCCAAAGTCTGTACCATCACCAGCTGATGACATAGTAATATAGTCTATAACATTTATATCAGGATCACCATCACCACCAGAGAATAATCCTCTTGTTGAATTCGAAGCACCACCTCTAAAAAAAGTACCACCTATTGAGTCACCAAAATCAGTAGCATTTGCTAATGTAGAAAAAGCAACCATATCTATAGCGTTTGATGGACTTGCACCAATTAAAAAGAATCCTCTTGTATGACTACCAAATCCTCCTGCACATTCTCCACCTGCTGTCAGATCACCAAAGTCTGTCGCATTACCTGTTGTACCAATTTCTATATAATCTATTACATCTGAAGTACCTGCGTTACCACCAGCAAATAACATTCGTGTTCCCACATTACGCCATAGACCTGATTTAACAGCATCAGAAAGCTCTTTCATCTTCCATACGCCTTGACAGTCATCTATTTGTGGATACTTAGCCATTTAAAATTCCTTAAATATTGTTATGCTTTTTTAGCCCAAATTTCGTTAGCAGCAGTTGTTTGATTAAGTGCAACTTTATTACCATCTGAATCTAATTCTCCTGTTGTCCAACTAGACGTATAAGTGTCTAAATAAGTTTTAATCTCAGCCGCATTTGCTAATTCACCTAGACCTGTTTCAGATGAACCGTCAACAGTTGCACCGATCATATCCCAATCTTGTGGTGAAGCATTACTATTTGCTTTTGGATAATAACCACCGTCATCTATATAAGTAGGAATTGTTCCTTCAGCGGTTAGGTTATACTTGATTATCTTGTTCGCCATCTTTTTTCTCTCCTGTTAATAACTTTGTGTTTAACGAATCTTCATCATATAATTTAAATCCTCTTCTTTCAGCAAATTTTTCTGCGTCAGGAGAAAACTTATCAGCACACGCCTCTAACCATTTCATAGTCATCTCATGGGTAGGTGCCTTGCCCTCAGCCATCATTTTGTTTTCTAATTCAAGATAAGCATAAACTTCAGCCTGTGCCTGTGCTGAGTTAATACCCATATCA